TTTGCCATTCACATCCAGCCGTTTGCCTTCCAGGTCTATGATGTTCACCGCATAGCGTTTTTTTGTAATAAACAACGTGCGGTCTGCCACCATCTCTCTACCAGCTTTGATCAGGCCGCCCATGTCTCTTGGACAATGGAATGCCTGTTCCATAAACCCAGGAAAACTCTCATTCACTTGTTCAGCCACACTGTCATACAATGCAATAGCAGTTTCTTTGCTCCATTCCAGGCGACCTTCTGCAACTTCTTTTTCCAACACAGGCCAGGCACTGAAATAACAACTGTCAGTGTCGCCGTATATGATGGCTTTGCCCACATGATCATACTCACCGGTGATACATTCATTGATATGTGCATCCATGTGCTTGGCAATGCTTCTGCCTGTGAGCGTGGTACTTTGTCCAATGCGTTTGTCAAAGAATCTGCAATGCGGATTCAGAATAGCGCCGTACAAACTGTTCAAGTTGATCTTCTTGACCAACTGTCGCTTGTCCCAGAATGCAATTTCTTTGGCATCTTTTGCTTGTTTCTTCTTGGCCTGCATTTCTTGACGTTCACTGTACCAACGTTCCAGCAGGCCTGGAATGATACCTTTCTTTTCATATGTGAGAATGGTACCATTGGCAGTAAGTATCCACGGGCGATTGCTGTTGAAAATCATGTGCCAAACTTCTGCAGCACCATGCACAGTTTCTTCACCAGTTTCCCATTCAATGGTAATCTCAGTTCCAGGCTGTTGTTCCATCACTGCTGTGTATTCCAAGCTGGCAAACAAACCTTCCCATGCCGCTGCAAAACTGTCGCCCTTGGCCATGCGCTCTTTGATAATCCTATCAGTCATGTGTTGTTTCAGCTGGCCCACCACAGTTTCTGGGCCCATGTTCATGGCACGAATAGCAGTGGGATACAAACTGTTGATGTCCACTGACGCCACCCATTTGTGTATGCCTTTTTTGGGATATGCAACATACGCACCTGCTGCTTGAGTGTCTTCGTCTACCAGGCGTTGCTTACGGTTGGGCACAACCATACCGCGTTCGTGTGCTTCGTTGATGATGGCCTGTTCGGTCACTGCCACAGCACCCATTGTGGTCTGTAACAACACAGTATTGGCATGTGCCAGTTCGCTGGCCAGTTCTAAGAATCGCAACTTCTTGTCTAGTTTGTTGACCAGCATGGTATCTTGACGATTGTATTCAATGAACTTTTTAAAATGTTGATTGTACAACTGATCCAAGGTGCCTTCAAACTGTGTTTTGCGTTCACCCAGTTCATGCTCACCAATGGCATCCAAGCTGTAGCTGTGTCGTTCTTCATAGGTGTACTTGCGATACAGTTGCATATAGTCCATATGCACCCGGCCAATCAAATCATAAGTTTGATTCTCTGCGCCGTATCGTTCAAACATTCTAGGCTTGGGAAACTGTCCCCATAAACAAAACTTGCGTGTGTCATCTTTGCTGAGCACACGAGTACAACGATTAACAGTGTATGGTATGTCATAGCCTTCCGAATTCCATCCTGTGAGCACGTCTGCATCGTCAATCACATCCAAGAATGCTTTGATCATGTCAGCTTCGTTGTCAAACAACATGGTGTTTTCAAAATCAGCCACAAGTTCTTGTGCAGTAGCCCAACTCAATCCCAGTGGCGGCACTGCCAAGGTGATCAACTGATCCATCCAGTCCAGGTATACAGATATGGCTGTGATGGGATTGAACGGATCTTCCACTGGGGAGAATCCGCGATCTTTGTCAAATGCCACTTCAATGTCAAAAAATGCTGTGTGCAGTTCGGGGGCGTCTTGGTCTTTGTAGTTTTCTTCGAGGCATCTAAAGATTGGATTGATATCACTTTCGTAAAGATGCTTGCCTGACTGCACACGCACTTCCTTGCGGAATTCTTTGTTGTTTCTTGTGCTGAATCTACTTACAGGTGTTCCGTGTATGCTGCGGAACTTGCCGCGAGGATCGTCGTAGTAGAATATGTAATTGGCCGGATACTCTCGGTATTGTCTCTGACCGTTGCGGCGTTCAACCACATGTATGCGATCGTGCTCACGATCAAATAGCGCATCAATATAACTCATTGTTCTCCGTTTGTGGCCGGTGGGCTGTGATTCATGCTCGTGACGTGAGCGATTCGTTGCAAAGCAATATTTATAGCGTCTTGCCCACAGTTTCAAGAATTGTTTCTAACAGTTCGTGATCCTGTTTGGCTTTGCCAAATTCAGCTTTGTGTGCCAGTTTGATGGCTTTCTTCAACACCGCTGGTTTGATTTCTAATTCTTCAGCAATGGCCTTGATGGTATCGTTGAGTCCGCCCTGCAGGGTATCAATCTCGTGCATGACCTGCATGCCTTCGTTGATGATCTGGGTGAGTTTGATCTTTTGATCGCCGTTGAATGTTTTTTCGCTCATGTGAATCTCCAGTTAAAATGTTATTATACAGAGATAATTTAACAATGCAATCTCATTAGAGTAAATTGGGCATAAAAACATTGGTATCAATGTCATGAATTTTGGTTAGTGTGCATTGTTGATAGTTATCTAATGCAAATTGTTTACATCTATCTTGATTTTGGTATTCGTGTATTAAAAAATCTTGAGGCACCAGATCTAAATTCATTAGTTGTCCTATGACAAAACCAACCCAAAACATATTGTTAAAATTATGTTTAATTGTAACAGGATTCACACAGGTATTAATGTATTGATCTCGTCGCAGTAAAAAATCTTCTTCACTAATAATGTCGCAAGAGTTTTCACTTTGAAATTTATAAAGTTGTGTATAGAAATTTTTTGGGACGTTAATCAAATCGTCGTAATTAAAAAACACATGATCATTGATTTGATCAAATCTGCATACAAATTTTGCAGTGTTTACGCATTCTAAAAAATAAGTTTTATAATCAGTTTGATTAAAAATATCTAAATCATTATGAAAACATTTATATATAACATTAAGATAAAAATTAAAATAAAATTTGCCACTGTACAAATAATCAAATTTTGTTGGGTCAAGTTCGTGGGCTAGTTTGATAGAATATTTTTCTATTTGAGTACGATTATGTTTATGAAAATTTACAGGATTGTCTGGCAATAATTCACTACAGAGTAAATTTAATAACCAATTTCCGCCGGCCCCACCAGGATAACTGATATTGATCATTACGCTCGCTCCGGAAAATTAAACATACAATACTTATAAATCTCAAAATTGAGTGGATTATTAGTAATTGCTCACTTTAGAGAGTCACCGTAGCGAATGGCTCTTCTCCGGGCAGCAGCCGCCCCACACCTCGCAACGAATTGCGGTCCTAAGGAGTGTTCATCTAGCCAGTAACCAGCGTTGGTTGGTAATCTCAATCACTCGTTCTACCAAGTGACTGCGTTGTGCAAATGCCACTTGATCCAGCATGCCATGGCTAATGTATTGTCGGTCAATGTAGTTCCGGATGTGTCGTACATCGTCTGCTGTGCTGGCAGTTTCCAGCATGGTGTTGACAGTATTCACAGTTTCTTTGACTCGTTGTTTCTTTTGTTTTTCTATTGCAGCAAGAGCATCTTTGGTACGTTGTGCAATAATTTCTTTTACACCGTCTTCGCCACCATTGGCGTTCAGTGTGTCTTTATTGAACTTGCCAGTGCTGTAGTATTTTGCTGCTCCGTCAGCTCCTAGAAATATAGCAATACTTGGTGCTTCGGGATGTTTGTTGAGGTCCACGCCCAACTGATCCAGGCGTTTTAGATTTTTACCATTCACAATGTTGAATGCACGGTCCTGGTCTTGAGGTGTCCATTGTTTCAGTGGCTTTTGCAAGGTGGCATCTTCTCTACGTGCATCTAAGATTGCAGCATTGGTCAGCCCATATGCTCCCCATGCTGTGGTTTTTCTGTTGTCAGGCCCTGCTGATCCAGTACCGGGAGCATAATGATGCCCTATATCATAATCATCGCCCGATTCACGTTTTTTTACTAAACCTGACAGCCAATTACCTACCTTACCAGCTTTGTCCACAGCACCTTTTTCTATACGTTGTATAACGTTAGGCTGCGATGGTGTGGGGGTGACCACATGCTTGGGTTGTGCCACCGGGAGTTTTGGTTTTTTAGCAGTGACAATCTCTTCGCCGGGTGCCATGGAATCCGCAGCAGGCACCATTTCCGGCGCCGCTGCCGCTGATCGTGCCGCTGGGCTGCTGGGTTTGACAGATGGAGGCACAGCCTGACTACCTTTGGGAGTTAGTTCAGGAAATACATTAGAAACAAATTCTCCCGATGCAACTCGTTTTAGTCTATCTGCAAAAGATGGTGCAGCAACTGGAGCAACAGCTGGCGGTAGATTTCCAGCATTTGGCCAAACTTGTACTTTGGGGTTTGCAATAGGATTTGAATCTTTCCAATTGGGCAATCCAGACACCGGATCTCTATCAGTACCGTGGGTACCCATTGGTACTCGATCGGGCACAGCAACCACTGGAGCACGCGACGGTGTTTGTATTTTTTTAGCTATCTTGGATAAACTATCACCGCGTTGCACCGCATAATTTGAGCCATCGGGCAAACTTAAGACTTGTCCAGGTTTGATAAGATTGGGGTTTCTACCGATTACGTCTTGATTGTTTTGATAGATTTGATTTACCAACTCTGGATCTATAGACTGATCTTCTTCTTCCAGAGTGGGTGCTGCAGGCGCTCTAGGGGCCCTGGGCAGTGCCAGTGCAGGTGATCTGGGAGACATTGATGTTTCATTCACTGCAAAAAAATTGTCTAAGATCATTTTATTTTTCTTCTAAGTAGTCTTGATCGAGATCCTCAGGCCGACGGTTCTGAAACAGTCTCACTGCTATGTCCGCATGTTCAAGGTTTGGGAATCGTGTGGGCAAGCTGCGCCCCGCATGACGTATTTCAAATCCTGTTTGTTCGTTGCCATAGCATTCTAGTGTCTTGCCATTTTCCATGGTATATGTCCTAACAGGTGCGTTTTCTTTCATCGGCAATAATGTATTGGGATTGATACCCGCTTTTTTTGACCGCTCAGCTGCTTGCAACTCTGCAGGTGACGGAGGCGCTGGAATACCTTTGGCAGCGTTTGCAATTTGCTCGTCGTCGGGCAACCAACTGCCAGTTCTGTATTTGTCTCTTGCAGCTTGCACAGCCATGGTAGGAAAACTCAACGGTGGATATATTCCTGCACTAGAAATACCCGCACCAACGTAGTCGCCTAGATTTGCTCTGTCTATAGCATCTTGTGCTTGTAATCCAGCACCAACCACTGGCAAGGCCTTACCAAATGCTTTGCCGCCCAGTGCCATTGCACCGGTTTCTTCAACTTCGCCGTGTTCTATTGCGTCCAAGGCTTTGTTTTTTAGCTCGTTGCTGACGCGGCCTTTCTTTTCCAAGTGGTCAAGATACTGTGTGAGATCTTTTTTGACTCGACTGACCATGTCCTCTTCAATGTCGGCCATGGCTTCTTCCAAGGCATTGCCACGCGGTTGCACACTGTCGCCTACCATGTACCCATCCATGGGATGAGCAGGATCTGTTCGACTGCCCAAAGCACGAATATGCTTGGGCTTGAACAATGCAGGCAGTTGAGGCACCTTTTGTTGTGCAGGAGTCAGTCGCCCTTCCACAGTGGCCAGACGGTCCAGTATGTGTCTTATGTCATTGCTCATGCTCGTTCCGTTTTCAAATAACTCAACAATTGCCAACGATACTTGCCGTGGGCGCTGAGTCGTTCTGCTATGAAGTTGGCAATGCCTTGTTCGTTTTCTTTGGTAGCAGCAGCAAAACAACTGTTGAGAATATCAAGCATCTGATCATTATTGGCATGCAATTCCTCCAGCATGAGTCGAGCACGTGGAATTTTTGTCTGTCCTGCAATCTGTGTGAGTTCTACATAACGTTCAAAACTGGCCGGGGCATATTCGCCCAGATAGCGTATGTATTCTGCGGTGGGATCAATGGCCGAATAAGCATCTTCGTAGATGTTCTGAAAAAACTCATGCAGCTCTCCAAAGTCTGGCCCTTCCACATTCCAGTGAAATCCATGGGCCTTGATGTAATAAGCAAAATTACTTGCTAGGAGAATTTTTAAACTGTCGGCGAGCATGCTGTGTCCTTTTGTATTCTTTCGGAGTATTAGGGGTAGGGTCCAAGTCCGTGATATATTTACCAGAAAGCATGGAACCACCGGATCTTGTTTGTGTGCCCATGGCCATGCTTACTGGTGCCATGCTGCTGCTGGATGTGCTGCCTGCGCTGGCGCCGCCACTGGCACCGTCTTCCATTATGAATTCTTGTGCTCTCATGGTGTAATCACCGGTGCCCACTCACCTGTTTCCTTGTTAAAAACTTCGGCGTGGCCGGCACTGACTGCTGTGTCGCTGGGCACTTTATCTACAG